CGTATGCACGCGGCGTCTAGAGCAGGACACCCGACGCAGCCTCGTCACCCAGACGCACGTCCTTTCAATGGATACCTTTCCATCTAATGGAATCATCGAACTACCGACAGCACCCGTCCAAAGCGTGACCAGTGTGACGTATGTCGATACCGCAGACGCGACTCAAACCTTGTCAGCGTCCACGTATTCGGTCGATTCGAACAACACACCGAGCCGGATCGTCCTCAATGATGGCGAATCGTTCCCCACAGTGCGAGGACACTACGACGACGTAAAGGTGACATATGTGTCAGGATACGGCTCAACTGTCGCCAGCGTCGATCCTGTGGCGAAGTTTGCAATCTTAATGCTCGTAAGCCATCTATTTAACTCGCCATCTGTCACAGCACACGGATCTGTCAACATTGTGCCGGTCGGATACGAGTCTTTAATCGATTCGCTCAAATGGGGGCAGTACCCATAATGCGACGAATGAAGCAACGCATAACAATCGAGAAGCGATCGACCAGCGTTGACGATGCAGGTCAGCAGTCCACGACATGGAGCGAGGTGCGGAACTGTAACGCGGACGTCTGGGATCGCGGCGGCACACAGACCAAGATGGGAACGCAAGAGGTCGGGATAATTGACACGGTTTTAATCATTCATTATCCGCGAGAAGACGAGTTCCCGACGCCAGAGATGCGGGTCAAGTATGACTATTTCAACCGCAGCCGCACGCTCAACATCATCAGCGTCCAGCATCAGGACGCCAGAGCGAAAGAACTCTGGCTCTATTGCAAGGAGGACGTCTGATGGCTTGGACACCTCCACCGCGATCGGGTCGAGTGCAAATGGGGCAAGGCAAAGACGCTTTTGTTTTTGAAGTCACGGGGATCAAAGAGCTAGACGATCGCTTGCACAAGATGGATCAAAAACTTCGCCGCAATATTGGAACTAAAGCATTGAGACAAGCGACGCACCTCGTCCGCGATCGTGCGAGGCAACTGGTTCCGGTAGACAGCAAGGCACTCAAGAAAGGCATCGCAACGCAAACGCGGAGCTTGACGAGATTTGAACGGCTACAGGGTCACTTCGCCATGAAGGTCGCACAGTCTCGCAAGAAGAAAATGAAGCTGCGATATATTACTTTCGTCGAGTTGGGCGTCCCTGCCTACAATCGCGAGGGGGTTCACTTCCTCCGACGTGCTGCGATGATGGAAAAAGATGCGGTGGCTGATGTGTTTATCGGTCATTTACGGCATCTGATAAATGAAGCGGACAACCCGGGTGGAGGATAAAAACAAATGGCTGACATCGGCGTCGGAATACGAACCTACCTACTCACTAAGTCGACGATCACAGATATAGTCGGTACGCGGATTTATCCGTCGGCACTTCCGCAAAATGCCGATCTACCTGCGATCGTCTATGACGTTATTGGAGGCAGACCCGATGACGTGCTGACAGGTTCCAGTGGTTCCTATCGAGCAAGCATCGACCTCGACTGCATCAGCACGAACCACATCACGAGCAACAACCTCGCCGAACAGGTGCGGCTGGTCACTCAGGGATATTTCGGAGCGATGGGCGATGAGCAAGTCAACGCGAGCAGGTTGACAGGACGCTTTGAACAGTACCTCGCACCGATAGACGGCAGCGATCTCGGTCGGCATGTTGTCGCATTAAGTTTCGATATAACACACAATCAGACCATACCAACCTACTAACAAAAGGGACAGAAGATGACGCTTAAAAATTACAACGCACAAGGGGCAGCCGTTTCATTTGGAACGTCTGCATTAACCGGCAAAATTCTCTCCGTGTCTGCGGTTCAGCAGTCGCGAGAAGTACTGGACATTAGTGATCTATCAATCGCCGCAGGCGGGGCAAAGAAGTCGATCCCTGCTGACATCTATGACGCTGGCACAGTCGACGTTGAGTTCTTATACAGCTCGGCTCAAGCATTGCCAGACATCACAGCGGTCGCCGAAACCATAACCATCACATTCACAAAAGCGACGGCTGCCGGAGCCGCTGCCACCTTCGCCGGTACTGGGTTTATTTCCAGCCGGTCGACGAGCGAGTGCAGCGTCGGCGGTGTCATGCAGATGAGTTGCACAGTGCAATTCGACGGCGAGACTGCTCCCGTTTATTCAGTCGGTAGTTAATCAGATAAAGGGGAATCGCGATGAAAGATAGAATATCAATCGACGCTCATCCATGCACGAAGGTAGACCCAGAGTGCGCGACGGATCAACTGGCGATTTATCTTGACGGTGATCTGCTGATTGGGTACGCGTCGAACGTCGAAGGCGGTGCGATCAGTTTGATCGTCAACTTTGAGGATCAGGATGTCCCTCTGATTCGCGAAGCGGTGAGCAAACTGGTCGGCGTCAATCACAGCAAGGTCGGGATGGTTCCCGATCTACCTGATGACATGCTGGAAGATATTTACGACGACGATTTAACTGATGATATGGGGAGCCTCAGCGATGACGATAGCGAATAGAAACGCGTTGCTCAAATTATGCGAGCGACGTTATATAGACTTAGAACTGGAAGACGCGGGCGTGACCGTCCGTATTCAAAGCCTAAGCGAAAAGGAGAAGTCGAGTTATGAAACGCGATTGATAGCAAAAAGCGGTCGCGGCATTTTACGCGAACGATTACAAGATGCGACGCGTCGCCTGATCGCGTTATGTCTTGTCGATGACAAAAACGAAAGAATCTTTTTGGATTCGGACGTCAATCAGATCGGGGAGATGGACTCGTTTATATCCTCGCGGATATATGACGCGGCTCAGGAACACTGTGGATTTAATAAGGGGGATATTCAAGAGACGGTGGAAAAATGCGCCGCGATCACCGTCGAAGATTCGCCTTCCGACTAGCCTTGGAACTCGGATTTGTTGACGTTGATCTCATGTTGAGCATGATTACACCGGAGCAGTTTCAGGAGTGGCTGGCTTTTGGTTTATACCTTGAGCCATTCGGGTCTGATATTGAATGGATGAAAACGGGGACGATCGCCTCGATGATATACGCGGCGAACGGTGGCAAGGGCGAAGGCACCCGACCCTCGGATTATATACCAAACCAAAAACGAAAACGCGGCAGCGTGTCCAGCTTTCAGCAAGCGGTCGCTGCCAGATATGGAAAGGACTCCGCTGATGGCTAACATCGCAACACTCGCTGTGACAGTCGCCGCTAACACGGGTCAATTCTCCAAGGGTATGAAAAAGGCTGGCGGCGACGCGAAAGGTTTTGGAAAGACAGTCGGCGGTGGTGGCGGCGGCGGAGGCGTGGCGGGTTCGCTTGGAAAGCTCGTCCCTGTTATGGCGATCGCAGCAGCAGCAGCCGCAGGGCTTGCGGTCGCATATAGAGAAGTCGGGGCAGCGTTTGCTCGCATCGATGAGATGAACAAAAAGGCGAGCAGGCTGGGCATCACTAGTCAGGCGTTAAAAGAATTATCTTATTCGGCTGAGTTGGCTGGAGCGTCCGCTGACGTAATGAATGATACGCTCAAGACATTGCTAAAGAATGTCGGAGATGCAGCAATGGGAACCGGCGAAGCTGCCGCATCGATGAAGATGCTCGGATTAGATGTCGACTCAATCGCAGGTATGAGTGTTGACGATCAATTCAAAACTATCGCCGAAGCAATCTCGAAAATTGAAAGCCCGGCTTTGCAGGCGGCACTCTCCGCAAAGATATTCGGCGAATCGAGCCAGCAGTTGATGGACGTTATTCGTGGCGGTAATGATGCACTTGACGAAAACGCCGAACGACTTAAACACCTTCAGGGGACGATCGACAAAACGGACGAGACGGCGGTGGCGGATATGTACGACGCTTGGACAGATGTCAAGATGGCTATTGAGGGACTCTGGGAGCAGGTATCCGTTATGTTGGCTCCGGCTCTTGAATGGCTCGGTCACGTAATCGCCGAGGTCATTGCATGGGTCACGCGTATGGTTGAATGGGTGAGAAGACTCGAAGGGACGTGGTACGCAATAATAGCCGTAATTAATCCCGTAATTGGGGCGATACTCTGGCTGACTGACGCCTTCGGTGAGGAAGAGGAAGCTATCAAAAAGGTCACAGAGGCTACTAAAGATAATGGCATCGAAACACTAAGGGCAGCCGAAGCAGAACAGAAGGCATTCGAGGAGACAGCGAAGGCTCGCGAAGCATTAGAGAAAAAGGGGGTATCCTTGACGGAATCCCTGCGAAACCCGATGGAAATGTACACCGACACGATCGTGAATCTCAACTCGATGCTCGACGCTGGCGTTATCAGTTGGGACACCTACGGTCGAGCTGTCGCAAAGGCTCAAGAGGAAATAAAGAAGTCGGATGAGTTCAAAGCAAAAGAGATTAAGGTTGCAGAGCGTCAGGCTGTTGGTGCCGCGATCCGGGGGAAGTCTGGCACGTACTCGATCCAACTGAAACAGCAGCGCGCACTCGAACGAATCCGCGAGGAGGAAAAGCTGCAACTGAAACAACTCAAACAGCAGACATCACTCTTGCAGCAGCTCAATAACAACGTACAGACCGGAACGGTGGTAACCATCTAATGGCAGTTGTATCGGTTAAAACATTACACGACGGTTGGACTGGGACATTTACGTCGAAGGAGATGCCGACGTTTTCGGTCGTTTATCTTGTCGAGGTTGACGATCCGCAGGACGGGAATATTCTCGTCAAACGTGCTTCGGGTATTCCGCGAATCGGTAGCGCGTACGCGGTCGGTCAAGACTTCCACGCCTTGGCAACCTGCAAAAGCATTAGCACCACGCCGGTCGCGGGAACTCGCAACCTGTGGCAAGTTACCGCCAGTTTTGGAAAGCCAGAGAAGGAAGAAGATGACGACGATCCGACGGATGACGTCACAGACGACGGCGAACCCACTGACGACCCTCTCAAGTTTGCTGTGAGTATGTCCATATCGTCAACCCGCGTGACGCGTGACGCAATCAGGGGAGCGTATCTGGGACAGGTGACAGAAGTCAAAGGTGTCGTAAGTAATTTATTCCAAGCGGGATTTAACGACGGCAACGCACCGCCACAATCTCAAAACAACGGCGTTAAGTCCGACAACAATGGCAGAATCACCAACGGGCGACCGATTACCAACTCGGTGTTTTCGCCGTTTGATCCACCGCCGCAAAACGAATACAACCGGACAAACCTAAAAATCAAATTTAACACGCTCCATACGCCGCGTAAAATTATTCCATACATCAACAGCGTCAACTCAAAGGTCATCGTCATCAATGTTTTTTATAGATGGGATGACGAGGCTGGTCAAAAACGCGCTGCTCAGGGGACTTTTGAAATTCCAGCATACGCCGGTCGCGTTCTGGGTATCAGCACAAGCCCAGCGCGTCGCAACGGGATCGGATACCATGAAAACGAACTAGAGATCGAGGTCGACAAATTGTACACATGGCGTCTGGACATCTTGGATCGCGGCTATGTGACATTAGACAAAGATAAAACATTCGGAGACTCCGAAGGTAAGACAGTGCCAGTACATGCGGCAGTCGTGACAGACGACGGGTTCGCAAGCCGCGACCCAGTTTTGCTCGACGGCAAGGGTCAGGCATTGGACGTTGATAAAATTGATGGCGTCTATCTGCGATATGGAGTATATCCAGAATTAGATTGGCATATCGTGGGCTTAGATGAACCAAGAAGATTACAGGGAGACAATTAGATGGCTAATAAAATATGGACAGGTGCGACCGATGGAGATTATGGAACTGCTGGTAACTGGTCGCCGTCAGGCGTGCCGACAAGTTCGGACTCGGTTTATTTAACCGCAGATTATTCCGTCGACATCACTGGTTCACTCGATCAATCATCTGTCGACATAGACAAGTT